GTTACACTTACTTATGATATTGAGTGTGAAATGGATACAGGTTTGCCTGATGTAGAAAAATCAGAAAATGAATTAACGGCTATTGGTTTGCACGATTCTGCTACTGACCATTATTGGGTTTTGATTATGGATAAAGCTGGTAAGATGACTGAGAAGAAGACCGGCAATAGAACTGTAATTCCTTTTAAAGATGAGAGGGATATGTGTATGAAGTATTTAGAGTTGTACGAATATATCAATCCAACAATCGTAACAGGTTGGAACATTGACAACTTTGATACTCCTTATTTATATAATCGTATTAAAAGAATATTAGGTGTTAAACACGCTAATAGATTAAGCCCAATAGGTGAATGTTTCTGGTCTCCATATCGTAAGAGATTTTATATGGCCGGTGTATCTTATTTAGATTACCTTGCCTTATATAAGAACTTCACCTATTCGGAATTAGATAACTATCGTTTGGATAGTATCGCTATGAAGGAATTGGGTAGAGGTAAAATTGAGTACGCTGGTAACTTAGATGATTTATTCAAAGATGATATTGAAAAGTTCATTGAGTATAACTTAGTGGACGTTCAATTGGTTGTTGATATGGATAAAAAGTTACAATTCATTGATACAGCTAGAGGTATCTGTCATGCTGGACACGTACCATATGAGGATTTCGTTTACTCATCAAAGTACTTAGAGGGTGCATTGTTATGTTATCTTAAAAGAAGAAACATTGTAGCTCCTAACAAACCTGCGGATAGACAAGAAAGAATGCAAGCACTTAAAGATAATGACCAAGAGAAATTCATTGGAGCATATGTTAAAGCACCTATCGTTGGTAAGTACGAATGGATATATGACTTGGATTTAACTTCGCTATACCCTTCAATCATTATGACAACTAATATTTCACCTGAAACTAAAGTTGGTAAGATTGATAATTGGGATGCACAAAAGTTTATTAAAGGTGAGATAGATACTTTTAATATTGGTGAGAAAACTATTACAAAGGAAAACCTAAGAAAGTTATTGGATGAAAGTAAATACGCTATATCATCTAATGGTGTTCTTTATACTACCCACAAAGTGGGATGTATACCTGATATCTTAGACCTATGGTTTAAACAACGTGTGGAGTTCAGAGCATTGGAAAAGAAATATGGTGAGAGTGGTGATAAAGAGAAGTACGCATTCTATAAGAAAAGACAGTTGGTACAAAAAATTCTATTGAACTCATTATATGGAGTATTAGGATTACCTGCTTTCAGATTCTATGATGTGGATAACGCTGAGGCAGTTACAACAACAGGTCAGACTGTGATTAAATCAACTGCGGACATGGCTAACATTAAATACAATAAAGAGTTAGGAACAACTGGACAGGATTTCAACATATACATTGATACGGATTCGGTATTCTTTTCAGCAGTACCTATCTTAGACCATCGTTATAAAGATTGGAGAAATTTGCCTGATGCAGAAATTGCCTTAAAGGTGGATGCTATTGCTGGTGAAACGCAGGACTTCTTAAATAAGTTCTACGATGTGTTGGCTGAGAAAGTATTTAATGTAGATAAAACAAAACATAGATTCCAAATCAAAAAAGAATTCGTAAGTAGAAGTGGTATTTGGATTGCTAAGAAACGATACGCTCAATGGATTATTGCGGAGAATGGTATTCCTTGTGATACGTTGCAAGTTAAAGGATTGGATGTGGTTCGTTCATCGTACCCAGCACAATTCCGTAAGTTTATGAGTGGTATTCTTATTTCAATCCTACAAGGTGAAACTGAAATGGTTTTAACTGATAGGATATATGATTTCAAAAAGGACTTAGTTAATATGGATGTAACTTCTATTGCTAAAAATTCAGCAGTAAAAGAATTATCTAAATACATTCCAAAGAAGAAAGATAATAGAGCAATGTTTCAATTCAATAGTGGAACTCCAGCGCACGTTAAAGCAGCAATTGCACATAACCAATTATTAGTTCACTTCAAATGTGCGGCTAAGCACGCTCCTATGAGAGATGGTGATAAGATTAAGTGGGTGTATTTGAAACAAAACCCATATGGATTAGATGCGGTTGGATTCAAAGGACATGATGACCCAGAAGAAATAATGGATTTGGTTAGGATGTATATAGATTATGATAAAATCTTTGAAAGGGAATTACTTAAGAAATTAGAGGATTTCTATGGAGCATTAGGCTGGGGAGCCGTTTTATCTTCCCAAAAAACAGCAGAACAATTTTTCGCATTTTAATTTGGTAGAATGGAAAATTATTCGTATATTTGTGTATTATAAACTTAAAATAAATTAAACTTGTTATGAACAAAAGTAAATTCGATGGCTTTATCAATCGCTACAACCTTGGAGGTGAGATTGAATCCGTTATGATTAAATCAGATGCTACAACTTTATCTGTAAGGATGATTTCCGATGATAAGACCCTATTGGGTGATGTATCAGTTGCAGAAAGTGATTTCCCTAATGGTGAATTTGGTATCTATACAACATCTCAAATGAAGGGATTGTTGAGTGTATTAGATGAAGCGATTTCAGTTGAAGAAACAACTGGAGCAGTTAAGTTCTCTGATAAAGGAACTAAGGTACAATATATGTTGGCAGCACCATCGGTGATTCCTGCAGTACCTGATTTGAAAGCATTACCACCATTTGATGCGGAGGTTACACTTAACGATGATTTTATCAATAAGTTCATCAAATCAAAAGGTGCATTATCTGATGCTGATACATTTACCTTTATGTGTAAAGGTGGGGCTGGTGAAGTTGTTTTAGGATATTCCTCAATCAATTCAAACCGAATTTCTATTACTGTAGATTGTAAGTGTAATGAAGATATCGAACCAATTGCATTTTCTGCAAAGTATTTGAAAGCTATCTTAATGGCTAACAAAGGTTCTAAATCATCTTCATTAAAAATCTCATCTAAGGGATTATCGCATGTAGCATTCGTAGATGGTGATTACACTTCAAACTATTACTTAGTAGAAATTAAATAATTATTATGAGCTTTTGGGATACTGAACCACAAAAACCTATCTTTGACTTTGAGATTGAAAAAGCAAAGTTAATTGAAAATATGGATTATCTTATGACGATGTCTGTGCAAGAACAAACATTGTATAAGAAGTGGGTTGAATTGCAAGAACCAACAATGATTCAGGCAAAATCCCAAATCGCATCTTATTATGACTTTCAATGGAAACCAACTGATATCAACAATAAGGAGCTAACGATAAAAGAAATTGAATCGTTAGACCCTTACGTTGAGATTGTGGAAGACCCGAAGGAATCTACTAAATGGGCAGCGGTAAGACGTATGATTCACACAATGGATTTTACAGCAAACCCTGGCAGAAATGTAAAGATTAATGTAAAGGATAGAGTAAGTGGAAAACTATTAGGACAGATTTCATTAGCATCTGATGTAACCGCTATGGGAGTTAGAGATAACTACATTGGTTGGAGTAAAGATAATAAGTTTGTTGATGGTAAGTTAAACAACACTACTATTGCCTCTACTATCGTATGTACTCAGCCATTAGGTTATAACTTCTTAGGTGGTAAGTTAATCGCTATGATGACAACTACACCGGAGGTTAGAGCATATTGGAAAGAGAAGTATGATAATGTATTAATCGCAGTAGGTACAACATCTTTGTATGGTATTCATTCACAATATAATGGTATCCCTTTATTCAAAACTTTAGGTGAATCAGCTGGTAAGATTAGTTTGAAGCCCGATGATAAATTCTATGACCCATGGCATCAATGGATTAAAGAACATCATGCTGAATGGTACGATGAAAACATTACCGAAGAAAGAGCTCGTAATGGGGCTAATATGGGTTATGATAGAAATGGACCTGTAAGTGGTATCAAACAAAAAATATTGGGTAAGATATTCAAAGAGTGTGGCATCAAAGCAAACCAATATCATCACGGATTTAAGAGAGGTGTGTACTTCGCTATGATGTATGAAAATGGTAATGAATTCCTTCGCAACGAAATTACTGAAGATAAACTAATCCTTAAAGATAAGTTTAAGCAAGGTAACGAATACATTCAGAAATGGTGGAAGAAACACGCTATCAGTAGATACACAAAACTACATGATGAAGGTAGGATTAAACCTGAACACTTATTTTACATAGATGCTATCGGAATGAGTTGGGAAGAAATGAAAGAAAAATACTTAGGAGAAGTAGGAAGATAATATTAAAAAAAACAAAATTATGGCAAAAGCTAAAAAAACACAAAAAGAAGTAGTAGATACTACACAATTAGAACCAGTTGGTGAGATAAAGTTTGCACCCGAAAAATACACAGAATGTGAATGGTGTTTTCAATTTGATGAAGATGTACCACAAGTATTTGCTTGGACTGACGATAATACACCAATGGAAGAAGAACCTAAAGTAATATTCACTGTAACAAATACAAAAGGTTCATACATTACTTTTTCTAATAAGGAAGGTAAATCTTTTAAAATTTTTGCTAGAGAGTTATCCGAAGAAGGTAAAGAACTTAGAACACAGCAAAAAGAATTAACAGAAACTATGATAAATAATTTAGAAAATGAAAGTGAGAATACAGAAGCTTAATCCATTGGCACAAATACCATCATACGCTAAAGATGGTGATGCTGGGATGGATGTAATAGCAACATCGGTTATATCAGATACACCAGAACAAATTACATATGGTTTGGGTATTGCATTGGAAATACCTAACGGATTTGTAGGATTAGTATTTCCTCGTTCATCAATCCGAAAGACTGGTTTACAATTAAGTAATTCGGTTGGAGTAATTGATAGCGGATATAGAGGAGAACTTCAAGCTACATTTAATAAAATATTTGGTAGTGAGGGTTTTTATGATGAAACTAAAATGCAAACGAATGAATTTTACAAAGTAGGTGACAGAGTTGCACAAATTATGATTATTCCATATCCTCCAATTGAGTTTGATGAAGTAGCTGAGTTATCGGATACTGAAAGAGGTGAAGGTGGATTTGGTTCAACTGGTAAATAAAAAAATTAAATTATGTTTGAATATAAACAAGAAGAAAATAATCACTCTTTATGGGTAGAAAAATATCGCCCAACTAAGTTAGAAGATTATGTAGGTAATGAACACCTAAAATCAAAAGTAGAGGGTTATTTAGAAAGTGGTGATGTACCGCATTTGTTATTGTATGGTAAAGCCGGAACTGGCAAAACTACATTAGCAAAATTGATTGTAAATTCTATTGAATGTGACTACATCATCATCAACGCATCAGATGAAAATAACGTAGACACAGTTCGTAATAAAGTAAAGAACTTTGCATCTTCTATGGGATTCAAACCATTTAAGATTATCATAATGGATGAGTTTGATTATATGACTCCTAACGCACAGGCAATCCTGCGTAACTTAATGGAAACGTTTAGTAAGCATTGTAGATTTATTCTAACCTGTAACTATGTTGAGAAGGTAATAGAACCAATTCAATCTCGTTGTCAATCATTCCAAATTGTTCCTCCAACTAAAAAGGATGTAGCAATTCAAATGAGTAAGATTTTGAAATCGGAAAATATTGAATTCGATGTTAAGGATTTAGTTCCTATTATTGATTCAGCATATCCTGATATTCGTAAGGTTATCAATACTTGCCAATTGAACTCAAACAAAGGTAAGTTGAATGTGGATGTTCAAAATCTATTAGAGAATGATTACAAAATGAAAGTTGTTGATATCTTAAAATCTTCGGATGATAAGAGAAATAAATATATGAAAGTAAGACAGGCTATTATAGATTCTAAAGCAACTGATTTCTCTGACCTTTACACCGTACTTTATGATAAGGTAGATGAGTATGCAGGAGCTAATACATCCGGCGTTATCTTATTATTGGGTGATGGGGTTGCTAAATCTGCGGTAGCAATTGATAAAGAAATCATAGCAGCATCAACACTTATACAAATTTTAAATACAATATAATATGGCTAACATTTTAGGAGCAGGTGGACAACCAATCGGAGGACAAGAAGAAAAACCAATTCCATTAGAGAAAACCGAAGCAATCGGATGTAAAAAATGCGGTGGTGAAATTTTCGTACAAGGGTTTGGATTTCGTAAGATTTCAAAGTTATTAACTGGTAAACCAAAAGATGAAGTATTACCCGTAGAGTTATTCTTATGTGGTGACTGTGGTGAAGTACTTAATGATTTATTACCTCCGGGTTTAAAAGTAGAAGAAGAAGCATAATATGGCTAAAACATTATTCGACCATATAAACGCAATAACACAGGAAAAAGACCCAAAATATTGGGACAAGCTTGAAGAAAGTGATAAGAAAACATGGAGTAACTATATGATACTCCGTTTTCTTTCTATGAAGCCTGAATGGATAGAGTTGATAGCAGATATACAACCATATCTGCAAGAAGCTCCACCCAAAGCTATGTACCTTGCTCTAATTGATTTAATTCCAAAGACAAGGGCATTTCTAAAATATATGAAACCAGCATCAGCTGATAAATATGAAAAGTGGGTAATAGAATTGGTAGGTAGAAAATATGAAGTTTCTTTGGGTGAAGCTGAAGATTATGTTCATATCCTATATCAAACAACTTCTGGTAAAAATCATATCAAACAAATAGCTGAAGATTATGGTACTGATACTAAACAAATTACTAAGTTAAAACTCAAAGTTTAATTAGGTAATATCGGGTATTTTTCGTATCTTTGGAGTATAAATAAATATAATGGCTAAAGTATCATTTTCACAATATAGTATGTGGAGTTCATGTCCACAACAATACAAATTAAATTACATAGATAAGTTAGGTGAAAGTTCTGGTAACGTTCACACAATCTTCGGTACGGGAATGCACGAAACAATTCAACATTACCTTTCGGTGATGTATGGTGTTTCTAAAAAGCAGGCTGATGAAATTAATTTGGATACACTTCTTTTAGAAAAAATGAAGGAAGCATATACCAAAGAAAAGAACGCCCTTAGTGAAGGAACTCCATGTACTCAAATAGAATTAGAAGAATTCTTCGGAGATGGTAGACGTATATTGGCATGGTTCAAAAAGAATATGCAAAAGTTCTATTCTAAATCTGGATATGAATTAGTTGGTATTGAAATTCCACTTAACGCTAAAATCAAAGAAGGTGTAAACTTTATTGGTTTTATAGATATTGTGTTAAGGGATATGGCTGAAAATTCAATTATCATTATTGACCTTAAAACATCAACAATGGGATGGAATCAATATCAGAAAGCCGATAAGTTTAAGAATGCACAAATTCTACTATACAAAAAATACTATTCGGAATTGTTTAATATTCCTTTACAAAAAATTAGAGTAGAATACCAAATCATGCGTAGAAAACTTCCCGAAGAATCCGCATTTCCAATTCCATATATATCCAAACATATTCCAGCAAATGGAGCACCAACGGTTACTAAAGTATATGATGAATTTGTTCAATTCGTAAATACAGTATTCAATGATGATGGTACATTTAAGGATATTCCCTTTCCAAAAGTACCCGGCACTGCTAAAAAGAATTGCAAGTGGTGTGAGTTTATGAGTAGAGGTATTTGCGATGGGAAGGCTTCCTAAAAAAAGTTTGTAAAAATCATTTGTTTTTTATTTATGTATATACTTATATATACAAATATATTAAATACACAAACAAATGATTCAAGACAACACAAAGCTGACAACTGTGAAAATACTGAAAGATGTGTATTCATCATTTAAAAAAGTTTCCTTTGATTCTGATGTAACATTACAAAAGCTGGTAAATAGAACAGTTGAAAGATATGTTAAAGATGAAGATTTTAGA